GTAGGGCGGCCATAACAAATAGCTTGCATTAATATAAATAGAGGGCGAACGGGTCGGCCGACCTTGTTTTTGCCAGTACAAAAACTAGCCCTCACTTATTAAACTTACTGGAGTTACAATGGAAAAGCATAAACGCGGCGATGTGCGTGAAGACGGTATGGTGTTTTGGGTAAAACGAGAAACTTGTACAAATGGTGAATATTGGATAACTAAGGACCAGTACGAGGCTTTTAATGAAAAAGAAAGAAAGCGCCATTTAAAACAAGTATCTTCAAAAGCTGGGCATTTGCGAAAAAATTTAGGATCGATTAAACAGCGAGCAAAAAAGCAAAATTTATTGTTTGATTTAGATTTTGATTATTTAATGGAGATTGCGCCTGATTCCTGCCCCGTTTTTAATTTCCCCTTGGGGTGGGGTCGTAGAACATTTGGTATTGCTGAATTTGACTGCCCATCGTTAGACCGAATTGTCCCCGAGCTGGGATATGTAAAAGGCAACGTAATGTGGCTGTCTAAGTTAGCAAACTCCATGAAACAAAATGCTACACCAGAACAACTAGCTCAATTTGCCAATTGGATTTTAAGTAAGTGAATAGCCTAATCAAATCACCCCACGAACTTCTCATGGAGCAGGCTGGTATTCCGGGTTTTGCGGAAGGGCGTTCTGTCTCTCCGGAACAAATGCGCGTGGAGTTGATGATTAACGGCCACAAAGTACACCAAGCTGACTTGCCCCAAGACCATCCGCTGATCCAGCATTTTGCTGGCGGCGGAAACGCAACAGCGCAAAACGAAGGTGTCTTGTCTAAAATTGGACATTATCTTGAAAAATTGCCAGAAGAAGTTCGGCATCCAATTAATGCAATTAGAAAAGACAACACGGTTAACAATTTGTTTCGTGCAATTGGTGTGACTGAGGCGGGCTCAATTCCCGATGATTTAAGGCGCGGCGATTATTTGGATGCTGCAACACACGCATTAGATACCGCTGGGGGTTTTGTTCCTCAATGGGCAAACAAAGCGTTTCCCTTAGCCCAAGCAGCTCAAGCAACTAAAGATTATTTAAGTGGTGACAAACTTAGCGGAAATCTAGGATTTATTAATGCGGGGGCCGCAATGCTCGCTCCGCACATGGCAATCCCAATTAACGCAGCAATAGGTGCCACCCAACATTTTGTGGACCATCCTGAAGATGTTCCTAGTGCTACTTCTGATGCAATATTTACACCTTACCCATCTATACGGTAAGAACTGCAAAACATAAATTATCAAATGGCAAATCCAAAATTACCAATTCAGCAAGGTGGCAATCTGCCGTCTTTGAATCCTGATCGGGACGAAGAGATTGAAGAGGGTCAAGAGCAACAAGACGAAATTGAAAGCCTTGAAGATTCATTGGGTTTGGATGAAGACCAAGCTGAAGGTGAGATTATTGAACTTGAAGATGGTTCAGTAGTAGTTAATCTCGAAAATACAAAAGGCCCTAAAGAAAGCCCTAAGTTCTATGCGAACTTGGCTGAGGTGTTTGATGAAGGTTCTTTGGATCAATTAGCGATTCAATATTTGGACTTTATCGATGAAGACAAAGAGGCTCGTAAACAACGTGACAAACAGTATGAAGAGGGTCTACGTCGCACTGGTTTGGGTAAGGACGCTCCGGGCGGTGCTACTTTTGACGGTGCTTCTAAGGTTGTTCATCCTGTTATGGCAGAAGCATGCGTAGACTTTGCTGCCAGTTCCGCAAAAGAATTATTGCCACCTGAAGGTATTGCCAAGACCAACATCAAGGGCGCAATAGACACGCTTAAACTGCAAGTTGCTGAACGCAAGGTTAATTTCCTTAACTGGCAGTTGACTGAACAGATCCCAGAGTACCGCGATGAGATGGAGCAACTGCTGACTCAATTGCCCTTGGGCGGTTCACAGTTCTTGAAATGGCGCTGGGATTCGGAACAACGTCGCCCGATGTGCGAATGGATTCCGATCGACAACATTCTTCTCCCTTACGCATCGACCAACTTCTATACTTCCCAACGTGTCACTGAGGTTCAGGACATTACGGAAGACGAGTTCATGCAGCGGATTGAGGCCGGTATTTACCGCGACATCGATTCAACCTACACGTCAGACGCCCCGATCGACGACCAAACGCAATCTGAAAAAGCCAACAATAAGATTGAAGGCAAGCAGTACTCGGGCAAGAACATCGATGGCATGCGCCGGATCTATGAAATTACGTGTTTCATGCGCATGGAAGATGACGACCTGACAGACGGCAAACGCGCACCTTACATTTTGACCATTGACGAATCGACCAGCAAGGTGCTGGCGTTGTATCGTAACTGGGCTGATGGGGACGATCGATTTGAAAAACTGGACTGGTACGTTGAGTTCAAATTTATTCCATGGCGCGGTGCATATGCTATCGGATTGCCCCATCTTATTGGCGGCCTTAGCGCGGCGCTCACGGGGGCTTTACGGGCGCTTATGGACGCGGCTCATATCTCCAATAGCCAGACTCTTCTCAAGCTCAAGGGCGGCAGAATTGGCGGCCAGTCGGATCGCATTGAACCTACGCAGGTTGTAGAGATCGAAGGCGCACCGGGCGTCGATGATGTGCGCAAACTGGCAATGCAATTGCCCTTTCCCGGCCCATCTAACGTTTTGTACAACCTGCTGGGCTGGTTGACTGATGCGGCTAAGGGTGTTGTTACAACCGCCGAAGAAAAAATTGGCGAAGCTAACAACAACATGCCCGTGGGCACTACGCAGGCATTGATCGAACAAGGCGCAAAGGTCTTTTCAAGTATCCATGCCCGCTTGCACCGTTCGCAAGCCAAGTCGCTCAAGATCATTTCCCGTATCAACAACTGGTACTTGGAGGAAATGGACAACCAATCAGGCGAAGAGATTGAGGTTCGTGACTTTGCGTACAACAGCGATGTGCGCCCTGTTTCAGACCCTAACATTTTCTCTGAAACCCAACGGTTGGCACAGAACCAAGCGCTGTTGCAAATGGCAACCAGCGCACCTCCCGGCATGTTTGACCTTCGTGCCGTATATAACCGCATTGTAGCCCAGCTAAAGATCCCAGAAGCCGAGCAAATTTTGCCTAACCCCCAAGGTGCCAAGGAGTCAAATCCTGCCTTGGAGAACGTTTCTATGACGATGGGAAGGCCTGCTGCAGCGTATCCGGACCAAGATCACATGGCGCACATCCAAATTCACTTGGAATACGCCAAAAACCCAGTGTATGGCGGCAGCCCGGTCATTGGCCCAACGTTTGCGCCGGTGGCGCTGGAACACATCAAGCAACATTTGATGCTTTTCTATCTCCAATCCATGCGAAACGTGGTGGCAAAGGCCTCTGGCGGCAAGGATGTGCTGGATTTGCACGAAGAAAAGACCTTGGATTGGGAATCTCAGCAGGCTTTGGCTGTTGCTTCGAAGATTATCGACCAAGAATCGCAGCAAATCATGGCGCCGTACATGGTGGACATCATGTCGTTGGTGCAAAAGGTGCAACAAATGCACCAAGCACAGCAACAAAATGCTGCCGGCGCAGATCCTACCGCTCAAGTGCTGCTCAAAACGCAAATGGCTGAGACTCAACGCAAAGCGCAAGAGTTTCAAACCAAAATGCAAGCCGAAATGGCTCAAGCGAACCAAGATTATCAAATTAAGGTCGCTGAATTGCAGCAAAAAGTGCAAGAGTTGCAAAGTAAATACTCAACTCAGACCAGTATTGATAACCAACGCAACGCTACAACGATTGCAATGGCAAATATCAATAATTCTGCCAAAGAACGTATTGCAACCATTACCGCTGGCGCTCAAATGGACCAACAACAGGCCCAAATTGAACACGAACAGGACATGTCGGCAATTCAGGCGATTGACGCAGCTACCTCAGACATCCGTCAACATGGTTTAGCGGTCGAGCAGCAGAATTTCCAAGCACAAGCGCAGTTGGTGCAGCAACAAGCCCAACAACAGGCTCAGGCAGAGGCGCAAGCGGCGCAAATGAGGCAACAACGTTTGCAACAAATGGCCCAACAGGCACAGCAGCCTCAACCACCACAGCAACCACAACCCCCACAACAACCAAATTTATCACAAGAGGATTAACATGGCAACTAAGAAACAAGGCGGCGACGAATTGGGTTTCCGCCACACCTACAAACAAACCGGCGAGATGGGTTACGCAGGCGGCCCCGGCGAAACTAACCTTGACGCTGGCCCCGCAGGCTCACACCGCGACAACAATTGGAAAATCGGCGCTGCTCAGGCCAAAATGGCTAAACCTTCTAAAGTTGGCCCAGATAAAAACTTGAAAGATATTGGCGGCGGTAATTTTTATTGATGCATTAAGGGCGGACATTTTCTGCCCTGTGTATTAATAAGAGTATGAAAGATATTATATCTGAAATGATTAAGCGTTTGAAAAACGCTGATAAAGATTTAACCCTAGCTATTTCGTCAGGTGTTAATGTCCACGATTTTGCTTCTTATCAGAGGCTGGTTGGACAAAAAGCAGGTATCCAAGACGCATTGGATATTGTAAACGAAATCCTTAGCGAAGACGAAGAGGAATTTTAAATAACACCGTAAGGTGTAAGGAGCACTGTAAAGTGATTGATTTTAAGCAAGGCGACGAGCCTGATTTGCGTTCGGAAAAAGAATGTTTTCCAGATGTAGATTGTGGTATCGAAGTTTTAGGTGATCGTGTCTTGGTTCAACTGCGACGCGAGAAAACAACAAGCAAGGGCGGCATTATTTTAGTTGATGAAACTAAACAAACGCTCCGGTTTAATGAGACAGTAGCCAAGGTTATCCAAGTTGGACCTTTGGCATATAAGAGCCCAGATGATTTGAGCCCATGGATTGAAGGTCCTTGGTGTAAAGAAGGTGATCTGGTACGTACCATTAAATACGGCGGCGATCGTTATGTGATTCAGCCAGATGATGAAGGCGCACCGGTAGTGTTTATTACCGTTCAAGCACGTGAGATTATTTCTAAGATTAAATCTTTCGATGCAGCGCAAAAGATGAAGGCCTTTGTGGATTAACTTTGGAAAAAGTATGAGTTTAAAAGAAAAAGATGAAAATGTTCCAATTAAGGAACGCGAGGACGGTTCAGTTCTGGCAAGTGTTGGTACCCACCCTGACGATGTGTTAGAGGATGAGGAAAAGGACGAAAAAGCGGAAGAAGACGAAGAGTCTGACGGTGAACAAGAAGACACCGAAGCCAGCGCCGATGATGAGGGCGGTGGTGATGAATCCGAAGAGGACCGCGAGAAGATCCGAGAAGCTAGGCGCGAAGAGCGTCGCTTAAAGAAGGCACTGCAAAAAGAACGTGAAGCGTCTGCCAAACATAAAATTTCGGCGCTGGAGCGACGGAATGAAGAACTGGCAAAGAGGTTGGCGGCTGTAGAGAACACCGCAGCATCATACCAGTTTGCGCAGATTGATAAGGCGGTTGACGACGAGGCAACTCGCGTTGAATACGCCAAGATGAAGATGATGGAAGCGGCTCGTAATGGCGACGCCGCGGCGCAGGTTGAATATTTGGAAGCCTTGACCGAGTCAAAGCAAAAACTCCAACAACTGCAACATTATAAGAAGCAACAATTGGAAGCCGCTAAGGCTCCCAAACAGAATGTGCCCAACGTGGCGTCGTCTGAGATTCAACGTAATGCCACAACGTGGCTTAAAAAGAATTCTTGGTACGATCCACAAGCACGTGATACTGACAGTAGGATTGCCAAGGTAATTGACTCCGAACTCGCTGCCGATGGATGGGATCCAGCAGACCCAGAATATTGGGACGAGTTAGATAGTCGTTTATCGACCCGTTTGCCCCACCGCTACGCTGGTAGAGGTGTCAAACGAGCAAACCCCACCGCGTCTAGCCGCACCGCACAAGCCCAAGGCACAAAGCCCGGGCAAATCACGCTGAGTCGTGAACGTGTGCAGGCGATTAAAGAGGCTGGTGCTTGGGATAATGTCGAAAAACGAAACAAGATGATCCGCGCCTATGCCGCATATGATCGTCAAAACAAGGGGTGATTAAATGAATACTCGTATCAAACGTGATGTGGAAGATCGCTTGGCCGATCGCATTCAAGCAGTTCATGAGCGTAGTGCCGCAGACGGCGACGCTCGCGCACAACGGGAGCGCCTAGAGGCCTTCCGTGATCGTTGGCAGAATAGTGCGCTGCCAGATATTCCTCGGGATGCAATTCCGGGAATGCATTTGTGCTGGTTGTCAACAACTAACACATATGACAGTATCGACAAACGTATGGCGTTGGGTTATGAGCCAGTTAAAGCCAGTGAATTAGGACAAGGCTTTGAAGGACTAGGCAAAATGAGCTCAGGCAAGTTTGAAGGCTGTATTTCTTGCAACGAGATGATTCTATTCAAATTGCCAGAAGAAGTTTATCAAGAAGTAATGAAAATGATGCATTTAGAGGATCCCCTTGAGCATCAGCGCAATATTACCGCAGCGGTTCGTGATACGGCCCAAGACGGAAAAGGCGGTCGTTCTATTCTTGAAGGCGGCATTCTGGAAATGGAAAAAGAAACTCGAAAAGCGAGTAGCAATATTCGTTTCCAATAACAACTTCAAAACAAAGGAATTTTAATGTCTTCTACATTGCAACCCTTTGGCCTGAAACCAGTATACCACCCTAGCGGTCTGGATCGTGCAACTCAGTTTGCCGGTACTAACAGCTTTGTGCAAGGTACTTCTGGTTACTCTGCTCCTTACTCCCTGAGCAGCGGCCAATCTTTCTGGCAATTCCAACCCGTGGCGATTACGTCTTCGGGTCAATTGACCATCGCTAACCAAACCGCTGCCAGCGGCAAGGTGTTTGGTGTGTTTGACGGCGTCGAATACACCAACGCTGAAGGCCGTCGTTCTGTGGCTAAGTATGCTGCCAAAACCACTTTGGACGCTGCTACCAGCATCATTTTCTGGATCTTCTCGGATCCCGCTTTGGTGTATGAAGCCCAAGTTAACGGTTCTGTTGCTGCTTCGGCCATCGGTTCGGAATTCAATTTCGACACCACCACTGGTTACACCACTGCTGACGGCTATGCTATCGGTAACGGTGGCGCTGGTTTCTCTACCACCGCTTTGTTGGCAACCCCCGTTGCTTCCGGCGCTCAAGGTCAAGTTCGCGTAATCGGCTTGGGTCGTGAAGTTGCTTATCCCGCTGGTCAATTGAACCAATGGGGTGACGCTTACACTATCGTGCAAGTGCAAATCGCTAACAATACCTTCGCCGCTCCGTCGGTCTCGGTTTAATTAATTAACGAAAGGATATAAGCCATGGCAACCCCAATGCGCAGTACGGACTTTCGTGCGGTAGTCGAACCGATTATCAACGAAGTCTTTGATGGTGTTTATGAACAACGTGCGGACGAATGGAAAGGCTTTGTTGAGCAGATCCAAGGTATCCCCCGTAACTATCACGAAGAAGTGATGCTGTACGGCATGAATGCCGCCCCAGCTATGCCTGACGGCACCCCTGTGTCTTATGACCAAGGCGGTACTTTGTACATCACCCGTTTCATCTATCAAATCTATGGCTTGGCTTACGCCTTGACCAAAGTGTTGATGGAAGACGGTGACCACATCCGTATCGGTAGCACCTTCGCTAAACACTTGGCTCAATCTATGATTGAAACCAAGGAAACTTTGTGCGCCAACTTGTTGAACTTCGCGTTCACCAGCGGCTACATCGGCGGCGACGGCGTGACCTTGATCAACACCGCTCACCCCATCGCTAACGGTGGTTCTTACTCTAACCAATTGTCTACCGCTGCTTCTTTGAGCCAAACTTCTGTTGAACAGTTGTTGATTCAAA